GAAGTCTACCGTGGCAGGTGTTTGTGAATCTGCATCGCTTACTAAGTCCATGTCAGAAACCGCGCCACCATTATACAATGATGTTAAATCAGGTCTTTGCCATATAACTAGGTTGGATAGGTCATCTGGGTTCAATGCAGTACTAGCTTCTACGGTTCCACTATCTGTTGCTGTGCATCCTGCTATTATATCATCCGTAACCAATACGGTATAGGTTCCCGGGCTTAATCCTGTAGCTGTTTGATTGGTTTCTTGTCCTGCTGGTATACTACCATCGGATGTAGTCCATAAATAAGTGACAGCACCCTGACCACCTGTGTCGTTTGCTGTTGCCGTTCCATCGTTCGCACCCACCATGGTCTCAGCTGTTACGGTAATTTCGCTACCCAAATCACCGGTCCTAAATAACTGATTCGACATACTTAATCCTGGTCTACTCACCGTCATCAATATTTAAAGTTAAAGAATCCGCATCAACGGTTGTCTTGTCTACTGATTGACCAAGCTGAACGAGTGGAGCACCAAAATCCATCTGCCAATCAATTACAGCGTTATGATTATCATCTTGCCTTTCCGCTTTTCTTACAAGCGGTCCATAAGTGTCGGTTTGTTTACCCTGCAAAGCAAAATAAACCTTTTCGTTGATTGGTTGTATAATCGAAAAGCTATCTTCAGCATTCTCTAAATGCTTATGGCAGATATGAATTGTAATAGTGGTTTCGTTCGCTCGTTGTTGCTCTTGTAGTGGTGTGTGGTAACCACCAGCATTTTGTAACGTGGTCCAATTAATTTCCGAAAAATGAATAAAGGCAGCAGGAAAATTAAAAGCCTGCTCAATAGATTCATTTAATATCTGACTATTCCAAATTGCTACACGATTAAATACTTTCGAGCCATCTTCATTTGCAAGATCGCTTAAAATATCCTTTATCTCATTATATGTAATTAAAATCGACATTATCTTTTTCCAAATACTTTTCTGATTTCTTTCCTGATCGTTTCTTTTGTCTTGGCGTCCAACACTTTTGACTTACCCAAAAACTCACGTTGTGGCATACCATCCAATCCTTCGTTGTGTCTCGCTGCGTAAATTATACCACGAGAGCCAACTTCTATTCTTGAAAACGTTGCACCAATTACACCGATCGAGCGCCATAATCTACCACCTTTTCGACCAATCAAAATACCTCTTCGTTTTCCTTTTGGATTATGTTTTCTGGGTCGCCATTTTCCCTTGTCAGTTTGTCCACCGTCCTGTCTAAATCCTTTTTGAAAATGATTCTTTGCATCGTTAGCTATAATCAAAGGCATCTTCGACTTAGATAGTTTGAATATCTTTGTCGCTTTATCAACATTAAATTTACCCTTTCGTCTTAGCTTCATTCTGGTAGTCCGAAATTTTTCTTTTTCAACTTCTGTGGAGCATCGAAATACGGATGACTCCCTTTACCTTTTTCTTTAAACGCTTCAGCGGATTTACCTGAGTTATCAGCAAACATCGGTGCTGAATTTTTAGGCACTCCTTTTAAACTTGATTTATTACCGCTTGGTAATTGTATTACCGTACATCTGCAATTATACCCATTTGGTGGCATTCTAGTATCCCAAAATGAATCATCCGCTGGTCTTATAATATTGTCCCATGCTGTGTGTTCGTCACGCACACGTTCGTCCGATGCTGTTTGGTATTGTAGCATAGGCAGATCGCCTTTCGTCGCTTGTATCTCACTCCATCGTGCCGCTGATTCTGATTGTGCAATACTTGTATTAAATTCCGTTTCCAGCCAATCTCTGTTATAAGTATTAAAAACTTTTCCAGCGTCTTTTTCAAAATCTCTAAAAGATCGAATAAAACCATTTTCATCGAAGCGTAAAAAAGACATATCATTTACCTGTTGAAATGTCTTAGCAGCAGAAAAAAAAGTTGTATTATCTTTTAAACTTTGCATCGTTACAAATTCAGCGCCTGATTGTTTTAATCTTTTAAACACATTACCAAATCCCTCTTCAATACCAGAGTGGAGTTTATCCTTGTTTTCAAAATAAACCTCGTGAGGTAAATTAGTGACGGTATAAATACCATCCCAAATTTTTTTTAAAATAGCTTCTTCTTCTTTCTTTGTTATCATACGATTTCAAATACTCCGTTTCCTTTTATTGTATATTGAAATGTGACAGCAGTTGAACCAACAGCGGTAACCTCCAAAGACGGTGTTGTTTGCCATTGATAGTATCTGTTTAGTGCTAGAAATCCAGTATTAAATACGGCTAAATTTATATACATTGTATCGCTTGCCGCTTCTTGTGTTAACATGGTATTATTTGAAACACCTAATGTTGGATTGGCTGTCCAGAAAACACTCTCCATTTTAACCGCTTGTTGTTGATCTACCTTAGCAGTCCAAGGTAAGTTTCTTACAACTATACTACCCACAGAACCTGAATCGTGCGACTGAATAACAAAGTCAGCATTAATACTCCAGTAAACTGTTTTTCCTACTATCTTATATCTAAAATGACTACTTGAACCAACTCCCGTATTTAGATTTATAACAGAACCAGACGCCGTTGCGTTCGAATTGCTTACTAAATTTGTGCTTGTTCCTGTTATATCAAACTCAGTCCATTCATCATATTGAGTTTTATATCTAAGTCCTGTTAATACATTTAGAGTACCGCCACTTCCGTTTAATACACCTCTAATTTTATTGTAGGTCTGTGAAGAACCGCCCGACTGAAGTGTTTTATTTCCACTAGAATCAAACGCTGTTGAATCTTTTGTAAAGGTGTAATCTGTTGTTGTATCAATTCCAGTCGCTGCATCTACTTTAATAAGTTCACCATTAAGAATAATCCAACCTTCCGTCATAGATACGTTTGGAGAAGTGCCAGACAACTCGCAACCCTGAACAACAAAATTAGTTCCAAAAGAACCTAGCAAATTGTTTAATGCTTGATATATACCCTGATTACTTGATTGACCTAAATACCATCTAAGATCATCCCATGTTTCTGGAATACCACCTAATGTTGTCGAAATAAATTTATCCATTATCTATAAATTTGAAAATAAAAATGCGTTCGTTTCTAATACCACCCCTTGATAAGTTCTGCCGGCTGAATTAAAATAATCTACTATTGATTTGAATCGTTCGTTGCTATAATCTGCCTGCAAAGTTACCAAAACTGGAATCTTTATTGTATAATCTGCCGTATAAATATCGGCTTCGTTAAAAAGATATTCGTCAGCCGTACTTATTAAATCCCAATTTGCATGAGGCGGCTCGTTGTTTAAATTCGGTGTCGTATTAGATTCATATACATTACCATTTGAAGCAAGTACATATTCTCCACTGGCTGCATAATCAACCGTGGAATCCCATGCGTTGTATTTATAATTTGCATCGCTTGGCTCTGAATTGTTGTATTTATATTTTACATCAACAACGGTATTATTCTCTAGTACAATTGCCTCGTTTGTAGCATCCCACAATTCGTTTAAATATTTTTGAAGTACTAATCTGCTTGCGTCTACTTGTAAAAATCTAGTGATAAAAATAGTAAACTGATACAGTGAAGGATTCTTTTGATTGAAGAATTGAATCGGATTGCTATTATCGTTTAACTCGCTTAGTGGTTTAATAAGGGCAAACATATATTTCAAATATCTTGGCACCCTAAAGAACCAAGGTGAAAGTTGATTTGTTATGTCCTTAAAATTTACTTTATACATTATGAAGCGATAAAGGTTAGATTCGAAACGGTATCCCATTTACTGGAATCAAACGCCTCTGGTCCTAATGCCGTGTTGGCTTTATAAACCACTCCGTTATATCTTGCAAAATCTCCCGAACTGTATAGTAAAGTAGCATCATAATCAGAAGGTGATAAAATAGAAATATCACCATAAACCGGTACGGCTTCCGAACCAGTTTCGTCAACTGTTGCAAAATGACCAGAGTAAGGATTATATGATTCTGTATTTATTCCAAGTATATCAGTATAACCAATCGCCGCATCTCTTGCTTCAACAACATCAGCAACAGCATTATTAACTCCTCTCGCCGCTTGTATTGCATCCGTTAAATCTTGTACTTTAAATAATCCATCAAATGGTAATCCTTTGATATATCCATCGATTGCTTCTTGAACAGGAAGCGTTCCATCTTCGATTAAGGTGCCATCTGATTTTATTACCAACGGGTCGTATTCTATCGTATATGCTAACTTTAAAAAATCAGCCGCTTCAGATATTATAATAACCTTTGTACCAGCCGTAATAGTATCATCGATATAGGTTGCAAAGGCGGTTTTTTCTGCACTCGCTAAAGCCTCTAAATCACTTCCGTTTGTCTTTGCAACTTTATAAGTGACAACCCTGTTTGCACTCACCACGCTTGCCTGAGACACTATTTGTTTATCAACCGCGTCGGTGCTTGTTGTATCTTCGTAAGAAAACTTCCCTGTTGTAGAATCGAAAACTAAAGAATCACCATATTGAAATTCCTTTGCTAATATTGCTAAACGTCTATCCGTTTGCGGTATAATTTCTTGCGCTCTTACTTCAACAAACGCTTTAAAGGCATCAAATAAATCCTCGTGAAATTTTATAGCGGTAGCAATTACACGAATAAAAGTACGCCATACAGCAACTTTTGACGGAGATTGTATATCAGTAAGGAAATCCTGAGATGTATCAGGGGCGGGCGTTAAACCGCTTAATTCAGACATGGTTTCCTTCTCTGTGATTATCTCGTCCTGTATTTCGTTTATCGTTCTAGTCATTACGCTTTATATCGAATGTATTATACAACTCTTTTACTTTAGCTGCAACGGATGTTGGCTCAACTTCTTCCTCTTTGGTAGATTCGATTTCTATACCTGTCGATTTACTTACCTCTTCTGTAGTTATTTCATAATAAGGAGACAACGCAACAATCGATTCAACCTTTTGCTCGGTCGTTAAAATATCATCAGCCCGCCACATAAATTCTCTATCAGGAAAGCTGCCAAGTTTTTGCATTCTAGGAATTAAAGCATCGTTAATATCAAACATAATAAAACGCTCAAACGATAACATCAATTCCCTAACAACTCGCTCCTGAACTTCGGCGGCACCAACAAAAGACTTTTCGTCGAACATACCACTAACACCAGTAAACCCTTTGCTAATTTCTTGATTCGCTAATCTGATTGGCTCCAAGAAAACTTCTGAATCAACTAGTACTGATTAAGTAAAAATGATTTCGTAATCTTGCCAAAATACACTCCATGGAGCGAGACCCATTTGGGACATCATATTAACCATGTTTTGTTTCT